AAGACCCAACAGGCGCACAGATACAATTATCAGATTTACAAAGAAACCAATTAATGAACGACCTTACACAAAGATTTAGTGGTACAGGTAACGCAGGTAAACCGATGTTGTTAGAGGGTGATTTTGATTGGAAAGAAATGGGTCTAAGTCCAAAAGATATGGACTTTATACAACTAAAAAATATGTCAGCAAAAGATATTGCATTAATTTTTGGTGTACCATCACAGCTTATAGGAATACCAGATGCACAAACTTATTCCAACTTTGCTGAAGCTAAACTAGCTTTATTTAACGAAACAATCATACCACTATTAGATAGAATACAATCGGATTTGAATGAGTGGTTAGTACCTAGGTTTGGTGATGATTTAGAACTTAGATACGATATTGACTCTATACCTGCAATGGCAGAGCAAAGAACAAGAGTATTTGAGTCTGTTACACAAGGTGTTCAAAATGGGATTTTAACAAGAAACGAAGCTAGAGAACAATTAGGTTATGAACCAATACCTGGTGCAGATAGTTTATTAGTACCTGCTACTTTAATGCCTTTGAATGTTGCAGGTGACGAGGCACAGCCAAGTGTAGATGAGGATATACCTGAAGAACCAACTAACTTAGCAAACGAGGATGTTGAGAATACAGATCTTAGCGAACAAAAAAACGATATTACAAATTTTCCAAAACGAGGTGATAACAAAAAAATTTCTTTAAGAAATAGTAACTACCCACAGTTTGATTACAATTTTGCTAACAATGTCAAAACATCAAATTCAAAAGTATGGAGAGCTGGAGGAAATATCAGAGGGAACGAGGCATTTACATTATGGGGTCGAGCAAAAGATGGTGCAGAAACTGAGGGTGTACTAAGTTGGATTAAAGAAAGAGAGGCTTGGGCTGCAAGACACTTTCAAGATGGTGCGCAGTTTAAAAGAGGCAAAGAACCAAATTTAAGCTCAATAGCAGGTGTAGTTGCACAAATGAAGTGGGGAGTCATAGGCACTTTAGGCAAACAGGGAATGAAAGATGTTGTTTTAGAAGTTATCAAAAAACAAGAGGGTAGAAAAAATTATGATGACTTAATTGAATTTGAGGCAACACAAGAGTTTGACGAAGAGAAACAATTATCAGCTAGGGTAAAAGAAGCACTTAAAAAGAAAGTTGATGAACACAATGATAAACATGGTGATAAACCAGGCAAAAGAGTAAATGTGAGAATGCTTGGAGCTGTGTTTAGAAGAGGTGTAGGTGCATACAGAAATAATCCTGCCTCAGTTAGACCTGGAGTAAGAAGCGAAGACCAATGGGCTTATGCGAGGGTCAATGCGTTTTTATTCGCAGTTAGAACAGGCAGATTCCAAGGGGGAAAGTTTGACTTAGATTTATTACCATCAGGACATCCTTTAGCAACATAATGAAAGAGTTAGAAACAAAGCTGTATATTGAAGAGGATAAATCCATCGATAAGTGTAACATTGTAATTAGAATCGAATCACTTGCCACAAAAGAACAAGCCTTAGAAGTAGCATCATATATTTTTATAACTAAGCAAATAGATTTTACAGATATACTTTTAGCTCCTGATTATCAAAAAAGGACTTTACACTAATGTTTTTGAATCAGAAACAAGTTGAGTTGTTTGGTGTTAAAAAGGTAGCAGAAAGAGAGTGGCATAGGCAAAATAGACTTAGAGAGCCATTTATCAAACAATGGGAACTAAGACTCAAATCTTACTATAAAAACTTATCTAAAGAGATATTTGATACATGGCAAACAGGGTCTTTTTTTCTCATATCGTTGGATATGAATAAAAATAAAACTATTTTGCAAAATATAGCTCGTGTTCAATATACTATAATAGCCAATGCTTTTAAGAACTATGCACTAGATAGAATGCAAAATGTGAAAGATTTTGACTCTGAGTTTGATAGAAAATTGAATCAATACATTGAGGATAATGTTGGAACTTTGATTACAGATATTAACGAAACAACTAGACTTAGAATCCAAAATGTTATAAATAATAGTTTTAACGAGGGTTTGTCTACAGAGCAGACAGGTAATGCGTTACGAAATACCATTTTGGGTTTTGGTGCTTATCGAGCTAACTTGATAGCTAGAACTGAGACTCATAGAACTGCTTCTTGGGCAAACGAAACTGTAGCTGAAAATATGAATATTTCAGGTACACAGAAAGAGTGGATTGCAATTCAAGATGCAAGAACAAGAGTAACACACTCAATCGCAAGTGGTCAGCGAATACCTTTAGACCAAAAATTCGTTGTAGGTGGTGAAAGATTAAAATACCCAGGCGACCCAGCAGGTTCACCAGGGGAAACGATAAATTGCAGGTGTTCAGTAATTTATACTACACCTGATTTTTTATAGGAGGATATTATGGAATTTATTATAGGTATGATTGTAGGCTTCGGTCTTTGCAAATCAAATGATAAATATAAATGGTCAGAAAAATTAATGAAAAAATTTAAAAAATAAATATGCCATTAGTTAAACCAAGAGATAAAGAAAAAAGAGAAGACTTTTTAGAAAGATGTATGGGTGATGAAACATCTGTAACTGATTATCCTAAAAGAGGTCAAAGGTTTGCTGTGTGCAATTCGCTTTACAATGCAAGGAATAAAAAGGAGGAATATTCAATGACAGATGTAGAAAATATGGCAGGTGCAATTAAAACTTTAACAGACATTATTGCAAAAGAAAAAATGCCAAAAGATGAAGATAATATGATGAAAGAAAAACCAGATAAAAGAGATTTATTTGATAATGAGGAAGATGCAAGGGAAAGAGCAAAAGAGTTAGGTTGCACTGGTATTCATACAATGATGGATGATGGTAAAAGAATTTTTATGCCTTGTGGTACTCACGCAGCTTATGATGAAGCAAGACAGAAATACCATAAGCCTGAGGAAAGAAAGCCAGGTACAAAACCTGATGATGAATTAGAACAAATGGATCATTATGGTGAGGAACACGATAAAGATAAAAAGAAACCAAAAAGAAAATCTGTTTGCGTATGTCATGATGATGGTAAATGTCAATGTGATTCAGAAATCAAAAAAATAGTTTTTGAATCTGAAGTAAAATCAGATGCCAAAGGTGTATTCACAGGTTATGGTTCAATATTCGGTAATGAAGACCAAGGTAATGATATTGTTCAAAAAGGTGCTTTTACAAAGTCTTTAAATGAAAGACCTGCATCTAAAGTAAAAATGTTATTTCAACATAAAACAGATGAGCCTATTGGTGTTTTCACAGATATTTATGAAGACCAAAAAGGTTTATTTGTAAAAGGGCAACTAGCTATGGGAACTCAAAAAGGTCGTGAAACATACGAGCTTTTAAAAATGGGTGCATTAGATGGTATGTCGATAGGATTCAAAGCTGACCCACAAAAACAAGGGTACAACGAAAATAAAAGAGGTGTAAGAACTCTAAAAGAAGTTGACTTAATGGAAATCAGCTTAGTTACTTTTCCAATGAACGAAGAGGCTATGGTTCAATCGGTAAAAGGTAATTTAAAAAGTATTCGTGACTGGGAGAAAATCTTGCGAGATGCAGGAGGTCTTTCACGAACAGAGGCAAAGAT